AAAACCAATTCATACGTTGGTGTAGAAATCTTAGGTAATGGCATAATTCAATAGTTCAGTGCTTTTATTTATTTACTCCTCGTTTTATGTTTTTCAATTACATAACGGGAGTAACTAAAGGTAACTATTGTTTTAGTGATTGTACTTCCTTCATAAGTCACTGGCATTGCTGCTATGTTTGTAGGGAAAGCATCAATCAAACGATAAGTTATTCTTGGCACATCATTAGTTCTATTCAAATCTCTTTCAAATTTTACAATTGATATAATTCTCTTATATGTGTCGGGATATTTAAGTCTAAAGAAATCTGGACGATTTTTTGCGTCTCCCTGTCCCCTTGAATTTGCTTTAACTTCTCCAGCATCTGTATAAACAGGATTGATATAATTCATCCATTCTTCAAAAAGACGAATGAGTTTATAATCATAATCAACATAAAATGTCATTGTAACATCTGGATAAACTCTTTTAGTTGGAAACCTCTCTATCACTCCTTGACGTGACCCAATCTCTTCCGTGACATCAAAGGTTGCGCCAGGAAGTGAAGTCTCCGCACAATAAAAGTCAAATTTTGAAAATTCTCCATCACTTGTAATTCCTGCGTCTGCCAACCAGTTCATCAATAAATCACCAGCACCACGATTAGTCAAGTGCAATGATACCTTAAATTGACTTGTAAGGGATAATTTACCAAAGATTTCTAATGCTTCATCTGTTGTCTTATACAAAAAACCAACTTCAGGTTGTCCTGCTCCTGGTCCTCTTGATGCCATTTATAAATACGATTAAGATTATATAATATGTATGCCTCGTAACGAAGATAGTAAGTATAGGCAAGGAAAATATAGACCACAAAACCCAGAAAAATATAATGGTGACCCAACAAACATAGTTTATAGGTCATCATATGAATTGAAGTTTATGCAATATTGTGACCTAACTGAAAGTGTAAATGGTTGGAAATCTGAAGAATTTTGGATTCCCTATCGTTCTCCAATTGATAATAAAATTCACAGATATTTCCCAGACTTCTTCGTTAAATATAAAGATAAAAATGGAAATAATAGGCATCTGGTTGTAGAGATTAAACCACAAAAAGATTTAAAAATGCCAGAAACAAATCCAAAGAGAAAAACAAAATCTTGGGCATACTCAGTCAAAACTTGGGCAGTCAATCAAGCAAAATGGGAAGCAGCAAAAGAATATTGTGCGGATAGAAATTATGAGTTTCGTGTTCTGACAGAAAAAGAATTAGGTATCAAATTATGATAGCAGAAGAAATTATAAAAGAAACTGGAGGAAAATATAAAAGCACCAGTTGGTATGTCAATTCATTGATGAATTCTTTATTAGAATACAACAAAAAAGATATCAATCAGTTGGATACAAGTTTCATTATTCCAGGTGATTTAGTGTTTTTTATGTACAGTGCCAAGTATCCTCAAAGGTATGATTATTGGGATATGCATCCACTATCTTATATCATTGAAGTAAATCCAAGAGAAGGTTCTTTTTTTGGTTCAAATCTTCACTACCTAACACCAAAGTATCGTGAAGCAGTTGCAAATTCTTATCTAAATAAATCAGGTATTGTAAATGCACCCAAGAAAACTTTACATAAATATCTCTTCTCTGGAGTAATGAGTGATTTCTTCAAAGTGCCTGAAGGAGAATGGGCAGGAGTATCCTTACTTCCGACAGAGAAATTTGTGGATAGACGAGGACAACCAGTATTTAAAACCAAAGTTTGGGACGCACCATAAATGTCTGACTGGATAATATTAAACGACAATTATTACACATCACAACCAAGTGGTGCGCCAACTTCAATTAGACTTGGAATTGAATACAACTATAAAACAGGAGATTATCAACTCAAAGAGCAACCACCACATAATGTAATTTCCCCTTCTGTATTTTTTCTAAATGGTAGTTGGACCAGTGATGCTATAAAGGACCCAAAATTATTTCAGGATGGGGATAAAAATAAACCCACACAATTAGCAAAAGATTATTCGTCAACTATCAATAAAGTATCTTATGCTGCTTTCCAAACGAGAGGAGGATCGGCAAAAGGTAATAAGATTAATGCTGCAGCACAACCACAAAATCAAGGAAGATTTATTGTCAATAATGCTGCGGCAGGAACAAATCCGGGAATAGCATCTGTTTTTCCCGGAATAGGTTCGGCACTTTCTGCTCCACCGGGACAAGGAAACTTTTTTGACCCTGGACTTAATTTAGGAAATAACAAAAATTTCCAAAGTAAAAATGAAAAAGAATTATTTAAAGGTCTTTTAAAGTACCCAAAAGATATTCTTGAAAATCAACAAGATACTCTTCACATTACAATGTTTAATTATAAACCACCTCTTGAAGATTTATTTGAAAATAAAACTGAAATCTCAAAAATATTCACTGAAGGAGTTCAAAGAAATAGTGCATTGAAAGGTGGTTTAAAGGAATCAATAGGAACAGTCATTCTTCCAATTCCTTCTGGAATCTCAGATTCCAACAATGTGGAATGGGGGGATGATAGAATGAATAATATGACAATGGCAGCTACTGGATTTGTTGGGTCCAAATTGGGGCAAGTAGCTGGACAACAACTTTTAACTGAAGTAGCAAATTTAATTACAAGTCTTAAAGGTAATACTTCATTACCAACAGGTGGAATAAATCAAGCAGCATTATTAGCACAAATGGGTGCATTAGATTTTAACAACCCAGATGTAAAATCATCATTAATGTCATTAGTATTAAAAAAAGCTGGATTTGAAGTTTCTCCCGAAAGTATTTTAGCAAGAGGAGCTGGAGTAGTTCCAAATTCAAATCTTGAACTCTTATTCAAAGGTCCAACTCTCCGTCAATTTCAATTCGCATATCGTTTTAGTCCAAGAAGTGAACCAGAGGCAGCAGATGTAAGAAGAATCATCAGATTCTTCAAGCAAGGAAGTGCTGCAAGAAAACTTAATGCAACAAAAGGTGCTGGTTATGGTTCAGTATTTCTTGGTTCTCCTAATGTGTTTAAGTTGGAATATAAAACTGTAGGAGGAAAATCAATCGCAGGTGTAAATAAATTTAAAATATGTGCTCTTCAAGGAGTATCCGTAAATTATGCTCCTGATGGTCAATGGTCAGCATATGAAGAAGGACAACCAGTTTCTTATACAATGTCTTTAGGATTTCAAGAAATTGAACCCGTATACGAAAGTGATTATCAAGATACAATATTTGATGGTCTATCTGGTGATTATGATAAAATCACAGAAAACGATATAGGATACTAATATGTCATACTTCAGAGAACTTCCCAACTTTGAGTACGTCTCAAATTTTCCAAATCAAAGTTTTAATGATGATTATACGGTAACAAAAAATCTATTTAAAAGAGCAAAACTTAGAGATGATATTGCAAATGCTACTACTGCATTTGAGTATTATCAAATCATAGATAATGAGAGACCAGATCAAGTAGCGCAAAAAGTTTATAATGATTCATCTCTTGATTGGGTAATATTAATTACAAATAATATTACAAATCTAAATGACAAATGGCCTTTAGATGATAATAGTCTTTATAAGTATCTTTTGGATAAGTATGGTGATGATGAAACAATAGCACAAGTCCATCACTACGAAACAATAGAAGTTAGAGATGATTTTGATAGATTGATTGTTCCTGGTGGTTTGCAAGTTGACCCACAAAAAACAATATCACTCACAACAAACACAACAGATACTGAATACAATCTATCTGAGTTTCCAAGTGATGATACCGACAATGTAATCACAATTAATTTAAATCAATTTGTTCGTGTTTTTGGAAATTATGTATCTAATGAAAATACTGATGCCATTGTAAAAGATATTGAAACTAATAAATCATTCCTACAAGTAAAAGCACGAGATACAAACATACCAATTTCAATCACAAACACTTTATCAGATTGGCCTAATAGTTGGGGTGGAAGTTTTGCAGTAGTTGGAAGAAACAGTATATCTACAACTATACAAGTCGGTGATGTTGTCTTTGATAACGATGTTGTATTGGACCCATCATTGTATGAAATTGTCGGAGAAATTCAAGACGGAAAGGTTGTTCCAGTATTTAAATTCCTACCTCAATCCTAAATAAAAATAAAAAAATGGCAACTCCATTACCTGGCGTAAAAATAAAAGTATCTACAGAAAAACAAGATACTAAAATTACTGCACCAACAGGAAACGTAGTATCAACAAAAGATAACTTTAAAGCAGTTTCAAATTATGAATATGAGGTTGACCAAAATGAAAAGAAAAGACTTATTTTAATTCTAAAACCAGAATTTCTTTCAGTATTCATAAGTGATACAAAGAATATTATGAAATATGATGAGTCATCTCAATACATTAATCAAACAACTAAACGTGGTTATAATCCAAAAATCACAGGGGTATAAAAAAGGGAGGTTATAAACCTCCCTTAATGATTTCAACTTTCTGCTAATTTTTGGAAATATGAGAGAGCATCATCCTCATCATCGTCTTCACTACTGGAAGACTTACTAGAACTCAAACTATTCAGTTCTGAACGGAGATTGCTAGGAAGTTCAGAAGACTTTCCAGTTCTTTCATTTTCCCATTCTTGTTCCTCACCAATAGTCTCAGGATCCTGCATTTTGGGAGTTCCCTTGAGGCCAAGTGTATAATCAAGACGTTTCTTCAAATCTTCATAAGACTTGAATTCACTTGGAGCAACAAAATCATTCAAGTTGTTGAGTGATTTGTAGATTGCTTCCAGTTCATCATCGTCATCAAGAAGAGCAGAAGGTGATGCAAATTCAGATTTATCATAGTTCCAATAACCATCTTTCTTAACCAACTTCAGTTTGAAGTTAGCACCCTTCCAGAAATCAAAAGGATTGATTGGTTCTTCATCATCAAACTCTGGTTGCATAGAAGCCATAATCTTATCAAAGATTTTCTTACCAAACTTATAAAGGAACACTCGTCCTTCATTCGCAGGGTTCGCAGGATCTTTTACAACATAGATGTTTGCGAAATACGAAAGCTTGCGCTTGCGATCACGAACAATATTTTGATTATCTTTACTACCAGTATTCCAAAGTTCTCGGTTTGCTTCACATACAGGACAGTTTTGTCCCAAAGTTGTGAGACAGTTATCAATCAACCAACCACCAGTTCCTTGAAATGCGTGAGACCAGACCTGAGCCCAAGGTAGATCACAACCTTCGGGAGCAGGAAGAAAACGGATTACAGCAGAACCAGTTCCACCTTTATCCATTACAGGTTTCCAAAAACGATCATCATCTTTGGAACCACCGTCGTTGAGTTTTTCAACTTGTTTGATGAGTTTCTCGGTCAAAGAACCCAGTTTTGATTGCTTCTTCAAATCAGCAAATGACATTTGTATTCTCCGTATTTTTTGTATTGAGAGTATTGGATGTATTATCCGTATTAATTATAGCAGATATAAGGTCAGTCGTCAAGGGTCTTTTCTAGGTTTTCAATCGACTCTTCCATTTTCGCAAAGAATGTATTGATATTGTCTCCTGGTTCTAATCCAAATAATAAAGCAGAATCAAGAATTCGATTCTTCATTTCTATTGCTTCTGGATCATTGGATAGAGATAATCTAAAAATAAAGACTTTTTGTTTTTCTAAAAAATTCTTCATTGTTTCTAG